TAGCAGGAGCAGCCAGATGGCAGATTCCTGAAGCACATAAAGTTCCGTTTTCCGGTGTATTTTGGAGACAGGGAGACACAGGAACTTTGTTGGGACAACGAAAGTACCGTTGAGACGGTTGTTTTGCTTTCCAAGGGTGAGGTCGACTCGAAAAAGATTCGGGTTGAGTTCTCTTTAGAAGATATGGATATGTCCGAATTTCAAGATGGGGCAACCTACACGCAGATCAAGGACTATGTACTGGAACATAGCGGATTAAAGGTATCAAACCTGTATATCTCACAGATTAAGCGGAAATGTGGGATTGAGGTTGGTAAGAACTACAATCTGCCGAAGTCCGAAGATTCCAGACAGCCTCTGTGTCCACCGGAAAAAGAGAAAGCAATCCGAGAAGCATTCAAATATTTTGGGATGATATAACATCCCGTAAAATGGAGGTTTCTTATGGATAGATTGATTTCTTGTAAGTTTAACATGGATACCGCTTGTGTGGAACTGAAATTCTTTGATGGTAGTATGATTGCGATTGATACGATTGCGGTTGAGAACGAGGTTGCCGACAATATGTATCAGAGGTCGGAACTGGATTATCTGATTTACAATGACCCGATTGGATATGCTGATTTGATATTGAACGGAGATTCCAAAACCTATTTGAAAAACTGTTACAGAGTATAAATCTGTGGATACGGCGATTGGAGCGATTTGCCTGGCTCACTAAACCTCTAAGCCCATAGTTATTGGCTAAGGCAGATATTCAACTTTAATTTTAGAAAACATAAATAAAGGCTATCCAATCTTTTTGACTGGGTAGCCTTTGAAAGTTTTGCTCTTTCTACTTTTTAAGAATCAATTTATGAATGACCATGCCGATTATCAAACCAAAGGATGATACTGCCAAATACCAAAGCGAATGTATCAATGCTGTCTCGTTATAGTATATAAACACAGATGGCACAAATGTAATTGCTATGATTATTGGATACAAGTACTTTACTTTCAGATTTGAAATGCTGCCAATTAGAATTGAAAGCAATAATGTTGCTAAAATAAGCAAAACTATCATTCCCATAACGTCTGTTGGTCCTGCAAATAATGGAAATACATAAAACATAAATAATTGAATTAAGAGTATTAGTATCTCCTTCAAGTATTTCTTCATAATCAAAACACCTCCGTTCATATAAACTTTTTTTTATTTCATTTTGCAAAGATTATCTTGATTTGCAGTTTGTCATTGTTGTAGATTGCTCCAATACTTCCGCCCATACGCTCAATCAGCAGCTTGGCGATGGACAATCCCAAACCGGTTGAATTGCGACTGGCTTCTACTGTATAGAAACGGTCAAACAATCTGCCGACCGTCACATAATTCAGATTGTGCGCCGTGTTGCTGAATGTAACACAGCCGTTCTTATCCATGACTACGGACAGATCGCCGTCAGAGTATTTCAGCGCATTGCTGATAATGTTGGAAAAGATACGGTTGACCGCACCTGCATCCAGTTCACGGAAAACCGGTTTCTCCGGCAATTCGATTTCCGGTTGGATGCCTTTTTCCTGCATGACCGCATAGAAAGACAGCAGACTTTCCTCCAATGCCCGGACAACATCCATACGTTCTGGTTTCAGTTCCTGAAAAGAAGTAACCACACTATATCTGAATAGTTCTTCGGTTAGATTTTTTAAAACATCTGTTCTGTTTTGGATTTGAGAAAGATAGCAGTGTACCGTTTCGCTTTTTTCCTCTCGTTCCAATAGGTCAAGATAACCGTTTATCGCCGTAAGCGGAGTTCTCAGGTCATGGGAAATATTGGTGATAGCTTCTTTCAGTTCCAGATCGCCCTGTTGGTAACGATGGCGTTCCTTGCGGAGCAATCGAAGCTGGATATTAATCTCCGAAGCCAGTTTTCTCAGATGAGGGTCGCTGGAAGAAATATCAATCAGAGTGTTTGTGTCGGAGGAAAGACGTTCCTGGAATTCTGTATGAATTTCATCAATACTTTTTTCTATAAAAATAATCTTTGTGATTAGAAAAAATACAACAATTAGCAAAATACAACACAAAATCCAAGGGAACATCTTTCTACCTCCTTACTTTAGGTTCTTTTTCTTAAAGGAACGACTTCCTATAAGAGATGTTGAAAAAATTACAAACGCAGAGCACAATGGAAGAAAAATCAGGTGTTCCACCCCTTCTTCGCAAAGAATTACACCTTGTCCTCCAGGTGTCAGACAGATAAGAAATTCCAGCAGGATACGAAATGTTCCACCGATGAATTTGATATTTTGGGGATGCCATCGCACAGTTGGGTCTGTATCACTCCACATCCATCCATCCAATAACTCTGGTTCTGCAAAACGATCATAAAGGAGCATCCCGATTATGACCATTGCAGCTACAGCTCCCAGACAAAGAAGTGTCGCTGAGTTTTTGTTCTCCGCCAGACTTGCCAACAGACAACATACGCTGGAGAGTGCAACGACCATCAAAAGGCTTGAAAAAATATAAAATGCCATCTCTCCCAAAGAGAGGTTCAGGCTTGCCGTACCCAGTAGCGGAATACCCAGCATCCCATTAACTATCAACCAGATTAGTGCAGTACTCAGTCCAGCACATATGGTCAGGAGAAGATTGGAAAAATAAACTTCTTCACGAGTGTGTCCGCAGATTAGTTTATTGCGCAGAGTTCCATATTCATAGTCTGTTCCCCACAAATATGCGGCAAATACGGCGATAAATGGTCCCATCAGGGGTGAATATCCAAAAAAACGGGCGACCAGCTTATAGATGTATGCATTAGTCAAATTCGTCTGGAAGTAACCGTTGAGGATGATGAATGCGGAAAGCAATACAGCAATCACTAATTCTATTCGAATCATTTTTTTATTCTCTGTACGGTAAAAGGCTGCTCGAAAAAGTTTACGCATTATTATCACCTCCAACCAGAGAGATGTAATAACTCTCCAAACTTTCATCTTTTTCCTGCATAGACAGCACTTCGCAGTTTTCCTTTGCCAGTACAACGGTCAGCTGTGTCACATTGATCTTTGCGAACACATCGGCTGTTGTTGCGGAGATAATTTTATATTCCAGATTCATGGAATCCAGCACACGAGCCAGAGTAGAAGTATCGGTCACTTCCATGCGGACACACTTGCGGCAAACTGTGTCCAGTTCTTCTGCACTCAGTTCCTTCACCATGCGACCATTATCAATGATACCGTAATGAGTAGCCAGACGGGAAAGTTCATCCAGAATGTGACTGGAAATAAGAACTGTAATCTGTTTTTCTCGGTTCAACTTCAAAATCAGTTCTCGCATTTCCACAATACCCTGAGGGTCGAGACCATTTACAGGCTCATCAAGAACAAGAAAGTCGGGATCACCGGCTAATGCGATAGCGATGCCCAGACGCTGCTTCATACCGAGGGAGAAGTTCTTCGCTTTTTTCTCTCCCGTGTTGTCGAGACCTACCAGCTTCAACAATTCCTGAATACAATCAAATGATGGCAGACCAAGAATGAGATACTGGTGCTTCAGATTTTCCTCCGCAGTCATATCCATGTAGATGGACGGTGTTTCCACCACAGCACCCATGCGACGGCGGGATTTGATAATATCCTTGCTGTCATTGCGGATGCCGTACAGAGAAAAGCTACCGGAAGTCGGTTCCTGCAATCCGCAGATCAAGCGGATCAGGGTTGTCTTACCAGCGCCGTTCTTTCCCACAAAGCCATAGATGGAACCTTTGGGAACATTCATAGTAAGACCATTCAATGCCTGAAAGTTTTTATACTTTTTTGTCAGGCTGTTTGTTTGCAAAATATAGTTCATATTGTATTACCTCCTTTGCTGACCTAAGTTTACAAAACAAAAGTCAAGAAAGTGGTCAAGAAAAACGTCAAGATTTGGTCAAGATTTTTTGTTCTGCCAATTTGAAACCAATTCCCCAGACTGTTTCGATATAGTCTACACCGCTGACATCCTGCATCTTTTTACGAAGATTGCTGATGTGCTGCTTCAAAGAACGCTCGGTGCAGTCGGGTGTGTCCAGACTGATTCTGTCAAGCAGGACACTCTTTGAAATTACCTGTTTGGGATTTTCCATCAGCAGTTTTAAGATGGCATACTCCGTTCGGGTCGGCTTCACAGGCTGCTCCTGTACTGTCAGAGAAAGGGAAACCATATCCAAAACCAAATCGCCAACGGAAAGAGATTTGGTTTCGCCATGTTGTTCTGCCTTGCGGAGCTGAACAGTGATACGGGCAAGAAGCTCCTTTGTATCAAAAGGCTTGGTCATGTAATCTGCCGCACCGCCCAGCAGAAGATTTACCTTGTCTTGCACATCTACTTTTGCGCTGAGAACGATAACAGGAATGTTCTCAATGTGGGGCAGAACTTCCTCGCCAGACAATCCCGGCAACATCAGATCCAGCAGCACCAAATCGGGCTTGTTTTGTGAAAGAAGATATAACGCTTCTGTGCCGGAGTATGCACGAAGAACAGAATAGCCCTCTTGCACCAGCACTTCTCTCAGCATATCTCCAATATGAATATCATCATCTATGATTGCGATTGTTTTCATTCTCGTTCCTCGTCAATTTCCTTTTATAGTTCAAACGCTACTATCGTTTCCTTTGGCAACTTCTCGTTTTCGCAGTTTAGAAGGTAGGCTATTGCCTTGTTCGCAAAGCGGTTTGTTTTCATTGTATCCCAATCGGCAAGTCGGACTATTTCTGATGTGCCGTTCTCAAAATCAAATGAAATCTGGCCCCATTCGCCGTCGCAGTCTGCTTGGTATTCGTAGATTGCGGTGGCGATTTTCTTTTTTCGTTTGGTCTTGGATTTCTGTTTCAAGCGGACAGCATGGATTGCGCCCTCGGCAACCAACAATTCTGTCAGTTTGTCCACTGCTCTGCGGTAGGCTCGCTCCGCACCGCTGGCAGTGCTGCCCTCAAACATTACAGCCAGTTCCTCAAAGGTGGGACGGCCTTTCCATGAGCCGACATGCCCGCAGGTCATGCAGATTGCCAGCCGCTTTTCAAGCAAGGTCTGTTCCCGGTAGTTCAGCTTATCAAAAGCTCGCTGCACCTTTTCTGCCTGTATGCCGTTCCAGAGGATGTCGGAGTAGTTCCAAGTATCATCAAGAGCAACATCTTCGCCCGTTTCCTCGCCGTCCTCATCTGTCACATAGAATGGTTGCTGATTGCGGATACCTCGAACAACTCTCAGATATTCTTCCGCAAGGGCAAAGTCACAGTTATACTTTTTGGAAAACTCGCTGACCGCATCCTTGGTGTTATGGTACAGCCAAGCCATTGACCGCACCATTTTATAATTGGTCAGAGAGGATACCGACCATTTTTCTTCGCCCATGCGGAAGCGGAGCATAGCATCCCGGATGAACGGGAAAATGTATGTAGCATACTCCGCACCCTTGGCAGGATCATAGTCCATCAGCTTTTGGAGCATTTGTTCCCTGCAGGAGAGCTTTATATCTATAAAACGGTCTGTATCGTACAGATCGCCGCCATCCACACCCCAAAAGCCTTTGATGCGCTTATTGAGCTGTGGCTCATAATGGTGGAGGAAGAACGAGAAATATATCAAATTCTTTTCCCGCAAGGCAGACAGGATATATTCATTCAGACTGCCCACCGCTGGCGGCTCCGGTTCCAGTTGGAAGATGCGCTCTGCCATATAGGGAATGATACCATCACCGTGCGGATTGACAGCGTATTTTGGTATGTATCCGGTCATATTCCATGTAAAATCACTTAGCATAGCGCACCTCCTTTCAACGTCCAATTTCAAATTTATTTCTTTTTCTTACTCGCAAAAATTGCAATTATACAGAAAACCAAGAAAAACAAAAATCCTATTTTCATTGACTGTTCCTCCTAACAAATTCAAATGCACTTTTGGGCTTCTTTCTTCAAAGCAACCTGTTCCATTTCTTTCTCATAAGTTCCCTTGGCATAAGCGACATTACTTTTTGCCCGGAGCATCTTATCTTTCGCCAGTTTCTTCATAACCTCTGCTAAATCCTCATCCAGTTTGCCACGCTTGATATAGCGGTTTATGGTATTCAGCCGCTTTTCGTATATCTGGATAACAGGATGATCGTCTGCAAGCTCCCGTTGTTCTCTGCCTTTCAGATTGCCGATCTGTCGGCAGGTGCGGTGTAGCTTGTCCCCCGGCGCATAGCCGCCGCAGTATTTGGTGTGCCTTGCGTTGGTTGTCAGAAACCATTTGCCGCAAATTTTACATTTCTTCGGTGCATGACCGACACACAAGCCCTCAAAGAGATCAGACCGGAACATCCCCACAAAGGATACATAATGGATTCGCTTGACGAGCTTTGCAACTTTTTCGCCGGGACGGATGACCGATACATACTGAACGGAATTGTTCAGGGTAGACATCCAGGCATTGCCCTCCGTGATAGAGAACTCCGGCGGGAAATAGCTGCCGAACATTCTGGCGAAGCCCTCTGCGGTACGGTCTGCTTCATTTCCGTCTGATTTTTCCGCAAAATCAAGCATTGCGGTTTGGTATTCCCCAAGGGAGTATGCCAGATGCCCGAATACAGCAGTATATCGTTGGAGCATCATTGCATCGGCATAGTTCGGGATTTCTTCAAACTGCAAGGAATTAGTTGCGGCTTTTATGGCAAACTCCATATATTTCAGCGCATTGTCCGCAGTAAAGACTTTTTCAATCCGTTCTCTATGTTTTGGAATATTCATATTGGAGAACGGCGGCGTTTCGCTGAGAATATCCACCATTGTCAGCACAGCTTCCTTTGCCATAGGAAAGAGTGCGGAAGCATCCTGTCCGGCGTTTAACATTCCAAGCAGTAGATTGATTTTCTCGCATTGCTCGTTCATTCTTGCGAGGGTATCCGCAGGAACATTCAGCGCATCACAGGCAAGAGTACCGATAGGAAATATTTTGCCCTCATATATGACCGTATCCTGCCAAAAATCCAATGTCATCAGTTCTTGATTCATGCTTGCCCTCCTGTCCTGTTTTTTCACTTTTCTAATTATACCATGCAAATGTGAAGAAATCTACATCATCAGATAAGTTGTCCTGTTTTTTGAAATGAGGTTGTCCTGCTTTTAGCCTGCTTTTTTTCAAATCCGTCATAACCATAGTAGAAAGGGCGAAGCACCTGCCAATCACGGCGGGTGCTTCGTGCTTTCCAGACTATTATGAACGGAGGTTTTTCTATGACAATCTATGAAAACATCAAGGCGGCGATCAGCGTGAAGCAAGCTGCCGAGCACTATGGGCTGAAAGTCAACCGCAGCGGTATGACTTGCTGCCCATTCCACAATGACCGGCATCCGAGCTTGAAGCTGAATGAAGATTATTTCTTCTGCTTCGGTTGCGGAGCCAAGGGAGACGTGATCGACCTTGTGGCAAAGCTGTTCAATCTGAGTAACCATGAAGCAGTGCAAAAGCTGGCTGCGGACTTTGGGCTTGACCCGAAACCGCCCACTGCCGCAGCTATGGTCAAGCCAAAGCGTCCCTATATCCGTCAGTTCCGGGAGGATGAAATGCTGTGTTTCCGGGTGCTGACGGATTATCTGCATCTGTTGGAGGATTGGAAAGTGCGCTATGCACCAAAGACACCGGACGAGCCTTATGATGACCGTTTTGTGGAAGCCTGCCAGATGCACTGCCATATCGAATATATGGCAGATGTGCTGACCGTGGGCGAATTGGAACAGCGTGTAGCTGTTGTGGACAAACTGATGAAGGACGGGTATATCGACTTTCTGAAAGAGTACACTGCACGAAAGAAAAAGGAGGTGGCACACCATGGCGAAGAACCGGAAAACGCCTGATATGAATTTGCCTGTCTGGTTTGATGGGCAGAATATCAATGAAGCTCTGTTTTGTGAAGAATTTCTGCAAGAGAGCAGAATCATCTTTGCAAACAGGGCTTTCTTTACGCCCAATGGACGGGTAACGGATGATATTGTCCTGCGGGGCGAGGTCTACGAAAAGCTGAAAAGCTACACCATCAGCAGCGTACCGCAGAAGATCAAAAACATCATGGAATTGCTGAAACTGGAAGCCATGGTTGAGGATCTTCCTCCCCAGCCTGACCGCATCCATGTTGCCAACGGAACGCTCATGCTGGATGGAAGATTTATCGAGGGGAAAAAGGAAATCGTACAGAGCCGCTTGCCTGTTTCCTACAATCCAAACGCTGCTGCACCTGCTCTGTGGCTGAACTTTTTGGACGGTTTGCTCTATGAAGAAGATATTCCCACCTTGCAGGAGTTTATCGGCTACTGCCTGATTCCCTCCAACAAGGGGCAGCGCATGATGGTGATTAAGGGCAACGGCGGCGAGGGCAAATCTCAAATCGGTGCAGTGCTGTCCACCATATTCGGCACGAATATGAAAGACGGCAGTATCGGTAAAATTTCCGAAAACCGCTTCGCCCGTGCCGATCTGGAACACATCCTGCTGTGCGTGGATGATGATATGCGGATGGAAGCTCTGCGCCAGACCAACTATGTAAAATCCATTGTAACCGCACAGGGCAAGATGGATTTGGAACGCAAAGGTAAACAGAGCTATCAGGGCTGGATGTTCGCCCGGTTGATGGCATTCAGCAATGGCGATCTGCAAGCCCTGTATGACCGTAGCGATGGTTTTTACCGTAGACAGCTTGTGCTGACTACCAAGGAAAAGCCCGTGGACAGAGCCGACGATCCCGATCTTGCAGAGAAGATGAAAGCCGAAGCCGAGGGGATTTTCCTCTGGGCATTTGAAGGCTTGCAGCGGCTTGTTGCCAACAACTTTAAGTTTACGGAGAGCGACCGCATCCGTGAAAACCGGGAAGCGGTCAAGCGTGACAATAACAACATTTTTGACTTCATGGATTCCGAGGGATATATCCGGCGCAAGGCGGATGCGTCCATCAGTTCCAAGGACTTTTACGCTATCTATCGCCTGTGGTGTGAGGAAAACTCCCTTGCCCCTCTGAAATCCCGCAGCTTCAGCGATGCCATGGTTGCCAATGCAAAGAAATTTAATTTGGAGCATTGCAACAACATCACCAACTCAGCCGGACGGCGGGTATGGGGATTTATGGGTGTGGAAGCTGTGGCACGACCTAATATAAACGGGTTTTACGACGTTTCGCCATGTACGTACGTACCGGAGGAATGGCAGGACTGATTCCTGTCTTTCGTTTTCTGTATGTATGTACACAGCGTTTTACCTGTTTTCCTTTTTTATAGGAATAATCAGCTGTCAGAACTGACCTGTTTTCGGGCATTGAAAATCAATGGTAATGGAAACAGCAAAGTTCTTGACCGCAGGACGAAACCATTTCACCAAATCGTGCTTCTCCAAACCATGCACCCAGTTTACGAAACAATGGGTGTTTTCACTGTTTCAGACAAAATCCCACGGAACAGCAAAGTGGAATATATGCCTGTATGGACAGAGTATCGCACTCACAAAATGAAAGCGATTTTGGAGAAAGCAGATTTTTCACTGTTCGGTGCATCTGCTCCGCTTTGGGGAGTAGCCTTTGCACCGAATTGTAAATCAAAAATATGGAGGAATTTACAATATGAATGTACGCAACGAAATCAAGGCACAGATCATCCGTGCCGGAATGACTATGCAGGAAGTAGTTGACCTGCTCTCGGACGAGTACGGTTGGAGCGACAGCGTTTCCAACCTGTCCGCAAAATTACAGCGGGAAAGCATCCGATACAAGGAAGTATTGGAGCTTGCCGATGTGCTGGGATACGACATCGTATGGCAGCAAAGACGGGAGAAGTGATGCCCCGGCAACATCCCCTCGTAGTTCCCGTCCCCATAGGCACACCGCAGTGCTGTCTATGGATGGCAGTGAAAGATACGCTTTTCGCTGCCGCCGTCTGCAAAGAGAAGTTCACCGGAACAGCTTCATGCAGACGGGCTGACCATGGGAAAAGTTGCAGACATTTTCGCATTGGTCAGCAGAGGTTGCCGCAGCAACCGCACTCCCCCTCGGGAGAGCCCTCGGAGAGCCCACGGCACTTTGCAGCCAGTATGGATGAAAGTGTTATAGTGGGTTATTACACTTTGAAAAAGTGCCTCTCCGCAGCTCCCCGCTGTCTGCAAATTTTAAGGAAAGGACAAAAAATCTATGGCAAGAAATGATGGAATAGACCGCACCGTAGCCCGGAATCAGGACTTACCGACACCGGACGATGTGGCAAAAATACAGGAACACAATGAGCGAGAAAAGGACAGTTACAGCAATCAAGACATTGTGCCGGAACGCACTCCGCTGAATGTTCACTTCAAGACTCCCACCGATGATTATGTGAAAATGTTTGAGCAAATGGAACAGGATGGCGTGATCTCCACCAGAGGTCTGAAACCGGATGCCATCAAATACGGCGAGTTGGTTTTTGATGTGAACTCCGCTTATTTCTACAACCACGGCGGCTATGAATTTGCAAAACAGTTTTATGCTGATGCCTATAAAGCCGCCGTGGAGATCGTAGGCGGTGAGCAGTATATCCTCTCTGCTGTGATGCACGCCGATGAGCACAACCGGGCAATGTCCGAAGCTCTTGGCGAGGATGTGTACCACTATCACCTCCATGTGGTTTATATTCCGGTAGTGGAAAAGCAGATCCTTTGGTCGAAGCGATGTAAGGATGAAGCTCTCCGGGGAACGGTAAAGGAAACGATCACACAAGTCAGCCGAAGTAAGAAATGGGACTCCAAACCGGTGCTTGACGAGGACGGAAATCCCAAGCTCAATGAAAAAGGAAAAAAGATTTTAAGGTCATCCTACAGCGTGTTGCAGGATGACTTTTTTAATTTCATGCGTGCTGCCGGATATACCGATGTGGAGCGTGGAGAGCGTGGCAGCACCGAGGAACATCTGACGGTGACACAGTTTAAGGTGCAGGCGGAACAGCAGCGTTTGGAAGCTGTGACAGGACAGGTGGCACAGGCAGAACAGAGTTTGGAGGATGCTAAAGCTGCTACGGAAAAGCAGAAAAAGAAACTGGAAGCTCTGCAAAAGGAAACCAAGGCAGCAAAGGCCATTGCACTTACGGTGCAGGATATTGAAGCGATGGGCAAGAAAGCCACGTTCGGAAACAATATCACGCTGACACCGGATGAATGCGACACGTTGAAACGCTATGCCACCAACGGCATTCTCTTTCATGCAGAGAATGAGCGATTGAAAGGGAAACTGGAATCTGCTCAAAAGTCTGCATCCATTTGGAAGCAGCGATGTGAAGAAGCGAATAAAAAATATCAAGAGTTGAAGCAAAAAGCCCAGCCTTTCCTGGATGCACTGGAAATTGCATCCGAAAAGGTTCGGGCTTTTATCAATTCCATCCTCGCCAGAGGAAAGGAAACACAGGAACACAAAGCACCTGCCCGTAAGCGTGGACAGGACATGGAAATTTGATGGAGGTAACTGCCTATTGAAGAAATATTATGAGGATGCAAAATATAATGCGGCATTTGTCCGCTGTGTGGATGTTATGAGCCAGATGCTCCAGAAATATGGACATCAGGTTTTGGATAAATTGGAACAGGATGCCCCTCAGAAAGTGGAGCATTCCAAGGAAAGTAATCAAGCACAGCCTTTGACGAATAAGGCTGCGTAAAAATTTACAATTTACACGTTGCGTATTCACTGCGGCTATGCTATAATGATTACGCAACGTGTATTTTTGTTTTTTATGGAGAAAAGACAGATGGATTGTAAGAACAGAATTATCAAGTTGCGGGAAAGCACAGGACTGAACCGGAAAGATTTTTGCAAGCTCGTCCATATCCCTTACCGGACTATGACCGAGTGGGAATTGGACAACCGCCATGCACCGGATTATGTGCTGTGGCTTTTGGAGTATTATATCCGCAACGAGGGACTTATGGTAAAGGAAATGAATGAGGGAGGTGGAGATTCTGAAAAAGAAACAACTTAAATGCTATATTTATACAAGAGTGTCCACCTCTATGCAGGTTGACGGGTACAGCTTGGATGCCCAGCGTGACAAGCTGAGGAAGTATGCGGCATACGAAGATATGGTTATTGCCGGGGAGTATTCTGACGAGGGATTTTCCGGAAAGAATATCCAAGGGCGGCAGGACTTCCAACGGATGCTGAATGACATCCAGGACTGCAAGGACGGCGTTTCCTATGTGCTGGTCTTTAAGCTGTCCCGATTCGGCAGAAATGCGGCGGATGTTCTGAACTCTTTGCAGCTCATGCAGGATTTCGGTGTCAATCTGATCTGCGTGGAGGATGGCATCGACAGTTCAAAGGATGCCGGAAAGCTGATGATTTCCGTGCTGTCTGCGGTGGCAGAAATAGAGCGAGAGAATATCCGCACCCAGACAATGGCAGGACGTGAGCAAAAGGCTCGTGAGGGCAAGTGGAACGGTGGTTTCGCTCCTTATGGCTACAAACTGGAAAACGGAGATTTGGTCATTGCGGAGGATGAAGTGGAAGTAATCCGTGTCATTTATGACCGCTACATTCACACCAACGAGGGCGTTGCCGGGGTTGCTAAATATCTGAACCGCAACGGCTTTATCAAGAAACTGCGGCAGAACAATACCATTCCCGGATTTTCAAGGAACTTCGTGCAGGATGTATTGGACAATCCCGTTTACATGGGAAAGATCGCCTATGGCAGACGCAGGACGGAAAAGAAGCAAGGCACAAGAAATGAGATGCACGTAGTTGAGCAGTCGGAGTTCCCGATTTATGAGGGACAGCACGAAGCCATCATTTCGGAAGAAGATTGGTATCTGGCACAGGAAAAGCGTAAGATCAATTCCTTTAAGCGGGAAAAGGTCAACAATCCAGATCATGCACACATCCTGTCCGGCATTCTGAAATGCCCATGCTGCGGAAAGAGTATGTACGGCAATATCGCCAGGGCTCACAGCAAGGACAAGAAAACGAGGTATTATTACTACTGCAAAAACACGGTAACACCTACCGGACATGAGTGCAGCTTCCGACTGAATATCGAGCAGACGGAGATCAACAAGTTTGTGGCTAAGATTATATCCGCTATGGTCAACAATCCCCGGTTTGTAGAAGCGATTCAGGCGAAAATCGGCTCGGCTGTTGATACAGAGGATATGGAAAAGCAGATCGCCGTCCTGCAAGGACAGTTGAAGCAAGCCTTTGGAACGAAAAGCCGCTTGGAGCGTCAGATGGACACCTTGGACATCAACGATGCCCACTATGACAGAAAGATTTTGGACTTGCAGCGCCGCTATGATGAGCAGTATGATACAATAGAGGATATCGAAGTTCAGATTGGCGAATTGCAAGGTCAAATCCGCAGCATTCAGCAGGAGAAAATCTCCGGTAACAATATCTATCGGCTCTTACTGGCATTTGATGAAGTCTACCATTCCGCAACAGAAGCGGAACAGAAAGAGTTTATGAAAGCCTTTATCGAGCGAATTGAGATGTTCCCGGAGAAAAGGAAAGACGGAAGCTGGATAAGAAAGATTGTGTTCAACTTCCCTGTGCCTGTTGATGGCGAGGAAGTGAAAGAACTTCCCTTGGAAACTGAAACAACTGTCGAGACGGTAGTACTGCTTTCCCACAAAAAGCCAGACGGACATATCAACGTAAATGTTGAGTTTGGTGATGGTGAGGGAAAAGTTCCACTTGATAATATTGCTAAAAGAGCGGAAAGCTATAAGCCCAAAGAACGAGTGACCTACAAAATGATAAAGGAGTACATAGAAGCTAAATACGGCTTCAAGGTACATACCGCATATATCGCAGAGGTAAAGAGAGATTTAGGCTTGCCGATGTATGATGCTCCTAATGCGGTAGAAGAATTGAAACAGCCAAGGAAGCATCCGACAGCAGAGAAAGTGGAAGCGATAAAGGATGCGTTGAAGCATTTTGAAGTGATTTAATAATGGTGAGCGTATCATTAAAAATAGTGGTACGCTTTTCTTTAAAATATTTGGGAAGTAATATATAAGTGCTGAATATGCTTGAAAGGAGGAAAATGGAGTGAACCGTATTACAGAAATAACAAAGCGAGATATTTTAGATTTATTTCAGAATGGATTAGAGATAGACGAATTTTTTCGAACCCGAACCGTTACTTATAATTATTATGGTCGCCTTGAAGAAATAGATTTTCTTAAAAGATTATATGATTTGGAGAGAATGCCAAGTTTTGATTCAAGATTTGCAAATGCAGAACAGGATATTTGGCAACATACAGTGAATAATGATGATTATCCATACTGCTGGGTTTTTGAAGAAAAAAGATTCAATTTACAAGATGGTAGCGATGAAGTATATTTAAAATTTCTTTGCGAAGTATTTCACCCTGCTGTTCGATATGATAAGGGATATTGGAAAGAATTTTTAGTGGCAACTAACAAGCTATTACAAAATGACGGTTATGAGATTTACCCTGCTGAGAAAATATCCAATCGTGATGTTTATGGATGGAGAATATATCGGCAAGAAGATAATACGTTGTTTATTCCATATTCTCAACGAAATGCAAAGGACATAAAAGCAAAAAAGATAGTATTGTCCATAAAGCGGAAAGCGAGAAATCAAATTTATCAGTTTCTGGAGCGATATAATATCGTATATCAAGCGACTGACGAAACGGGATGGAATTATAATACAACAGTAGCTGAGGATGTTTTCAATGAAATAAGGCAATTTTATGTGCCAAAGTGTTATAATGATAAAAAAGAATATGTTGAAACTGCTGATTTGCAAGCATTCATACTTTCTAATTCTCCATTTTGCGTGTTGGACGCAATAGAGTTTTTTGCGAAACATAGTATCTCAGATGACTTTGAACCACAGATTAATGCTATATTAAAACTGAATGAGATACCGTTTCAGCTTTCCAAGGGGAAGCTAATGAATACATTTGATACCCAGATAAATAAAAATTCATTAGTGTCTGTTCAAGAAGTAGGACTGAAAGAGTTATTACAAGAGGCTTCAAAATATTATGATGAAAACAATTTGCAAATTGCAGTGGAGAAACTTTGGGATGCATTTGAGAGACTAAAGACATATTACTGCTCATCGACTGTAGATAAGAAGAAATCGGTTAATAAGATTATAATGGATATGGGTAATAATCAACAGCCGTTTTTAGAATTATTTGAAAAGGAATTTCATGAGCTTACCATACTTGGCAATAATTTTAGAATTCGACACCATGAAACAACAAAAACGGATATTCAGGATAAAAGGCATTATGAATATTTTTATAAACGTTGCCTGTCTTTAATTTCAACCGCAATCCAGTATTTAGATGGAAGAAATTTATGATAGGAATGAGTTTTTATCAAAATCTCCCAGTTATAGATTTGTATATTATTTTTCCGAAACTTATAATGAAGCTAAAGAAGTGGAGGTGTGCTTATGAGAGAGAAATTTAATCATCTATATTTGGATAGCCACGAAAGAAAACTTTTGATACATAGCCTTGTATGTGGGGATAAAGGAAAAAGCGGAACAGGGATATTACTCTGATGAAAACTCTGTCACAGAATATGCTGCGGACAGGATTTCTTTTGCGGCAGACCGTGTAAAGGACGAAGGTATCCACCAGTTCAATAAGCAGGGGCAAAAGGCAGTCAATACAACGCAGGAGAATATCGGTAAGACAAAAGATAAAATAACCGATTTCAAGCAAAGTCGGGCTGTCAAAGCCGCAGAACAGAAAGCAGTACAGAATATGTCAGAACAACACGGCTTGCAGATCCGTCACGGGGCTGCAAGCCGTTCCGCTGCCCCCGATGTTTCCCAGACAGCAAAATCGCAGTTGATAAAGACCCGACAGCAGGGGCAAAAAATGATTAAGAGCACAGCACGAAATGCAGAAAAAGCGGTGAAAACAACTGCTAAGGGAACAGTCAAGACTACCGAAAAGGGAATTAAAACCGCACAGGCAACTTCTAAGGCGGCAATCAAAACGACGGAAACCTCGGTAAAAACGGCACAGGCGGCAAAAGCTTCTGCGAAAACTGCCCAAAAGGCATCACAGGCGGCAAAAGCCACCGCAAAGGCAACCGCCGAAGCCACCAAAGCGACAGTCAGAGCAACCATAGCTGCGGTCAAGGCGATTATTGCAGGAACAAAAGCTCTGATTTCTGCTATAATTGCAGGCGGTTGGATTGCAGTTGTGATTATTCTCATTGTTGTTCTGCTCGGCTGTGCTGTTTCCCTGTTTGGCGGCGGAAGCGGGAGCAACGCTTATACCCCTGTCAGTGCGGAGGTGGAAGCCTATGAGCCTTTGATACAGAAATATGCCAAACAATACGGTATTCCTGAATATGTGGAGCTTATCAAGGCGGTTATGATGCAGGAGTCTGGCGGGCGTGGACTTGACCCCATGCAGGCGGCTGAAGGCAGCTTTAACACAAGGTATCCCCACGAGCCGAATGGGATTAAAGACCCAGAATATTCGATTGAGTGCGGTGTGCAGGAATTAAAGGCAGCCCTTATCTCTGCTGAGGTAGAAAAACCGATTGATATGGAGCATATCAAACTTGCCTTGCAGGGTGATAACTTCGGCAACTTATGAAGCTGACACTTGAGGAGCGAATTGCCCACGGTGGGCATAAGGTTCTCCGGTGGATGATGGATAATGTGTATGTCAGACAAGACCCTGCCGGAAATATCAAAATGGATAAGGAAAAATCTACGGAGAAAATCTACGGAGAAAATCGATGCAGCAGTAGCAACCGTTATGGCACTTGACCGTGCAATTCGTAATCAGGGCAGCGAGGGAAGTGTATATGATGGCAGGGGAATTCTTGTTTTTTAAGAAAGAAAACCTCTCCGGCAGATGGAGAGGTTTGAATGATCATGGTTTTGTTTATGTATCGGAATAAGAACTGCATTTTTCTTCCAGCATTTTAAAATTACAGCATCTTGCAGCAAGGGAAGAATCCGGCTTGGCAATGCACTTCTGGTATAATTTCAGGGCTTTGTTTTGCAGAGTGTCCTGAACATTGTCAATCAGGGCTTTTTCTTTCTGGAGAAGGTAAACATAGTCGGTTTTTTCCTTTTCGTTGCTGAAAGAACGGAAACTTTCTACCTGATTATATTTTAACTGAGTAAGGTAGTTATCAGGAACCGGAATCATATTATTGATATTCAATACAGCATAAAGATATCCGGTGGATTCATCCTGGAGTTTGTGGAAATCCAGACTGTTGGACATCTTCTGATGTTTCGGTTTTGCAGAGGAAATAGGAACATAGTAGTGGAAATCTCCGATAGTAAGAAGAATTCCCACATGGAGTTTCAAACGTTCCCCATACTCCACATATCCGACATGGGAATCAAACTGTGTCAGGTAATTTATATATTTTTTATCGACAACGTACCAATCCATAGAGCCTCCTGAAAAGTAAAAAAGCGGGTGGATTACTCCACCCACTG